CTGACGTAGAGCTCTGGCTTAAACATTTACCTACTCGTGCCCGTGGGCAGCTAGAATCAGCGCCTACATTGATGGCCCCCGATAGACGGGCTAAGCTAATGAAAGCCTTCATTAAGCGCGAGTTAGGTGTAGTGGCCGTAAGAGGAGTAGCCACAAAGAGTGATCCAGTCCCTCGCATTATCCAAGGCCGCAGTGTCGAAGTAAAGTTGGCTACTGGCCCCTTTACATGGGCATACGGCAAGATGCTGAAGGAGGTATACTCGCCATATATTGATGGGAATAACATCCTCTACGCAGGTGGTAGATCAGGAGAGGAGGTTGGCGAGTTTTACGAGCGAATCAGCACTAATTTGGGTGCGGTTGGTGAGTGGATGGCTTTTGACTGTAAGAGATTTGACCGCACGGTGGGCCCAACCCCCATGCGGAAGCTCTGGGAAGAATATGAGGAATGTGGCGCCTCCGATTTGACTCTCAGGGCCCTTGCTGGTAGGGACCAGACGCGCCGTGGTTATACAAGCCACGGTATAAAGTTCCACAGGCAGGCTCAGGTGTCGTCGGGTGATGGCGACACCACAGCCGGAAACTCCCGCATACACATGGTGTTGCTGGAGGCTTGTCCGTATGTAGAGGCTGCCATAGTCATGGGTGACGATTCATTGGTGTATGCATTGGACCCTGACTCGGTACTTGCGGCCTATCGAGCAGGGGGCTTCGAGCCCAAATTATCGAAGGACATAGATTTCTGCAGTGCACTGTTCTGGCCAACGGACAGTGGCTTAGTATTGGGACCTAAGATTGGAAGAGTTCTGGGGAAAACTTTCCACTCGATGGAAAAGAGACATGATTACATGCCTTGGTTGAGAGGGGTTTGTTTAAGCCTGCGCCTCAAAGTCTCTTTTGTACCAATACTAAGAGTGCTAGTCGAGCGCCTGTTAATTCTTGCAGGGAATGGCAAGGTGTATAGGGCTGGCGACCACAACTATAAGTTTACTTGTGATGGTTCTCACAACGTTTGCGATGCCACCTGGGGCTTCATGCAAGACCGTTACGGTCTTGGTGAGCACGAAGTCAAGGCAATGGAGGCAGAGCTAGCCACGTTT